AGGGTGCATTAATTCTTGTACTCCGATATCAAGAGGAAACATCTCGGGATACCTTTCTTTAATTGCTATGTCTGATAAAACTCCAACTAAAGCCATATATATATTATTATTATTATATATTATATTTTTTCTTCTATTTTTTTAAATCTTCTGTTAGAATAAATTCATCTAATTTTCTTCGGAACATGGAAGGGTGTTCTTTTTTTTTATGTAAATCAATAAATAAAAATGGATAGTCAGTTCCATCTCCTATTGCCGTATCATATACTTTATTAAATAATTCTTCATCTATCTCTCCGCTTACACTTTCTGCAACATCTTTCATCTCCTGTTTATCTTTTGTTTTAAATAAAAGCATACTGGTACATTGATTTCTTATTACTTTATTTAAACCACCTGTTTGACATTTGAAAGATTGTATCATAAAAAAGAGAGATACACCTATTGCCCCCCCTTCTTTTAGTTGCCCTACATGTCTTGAATAAGTTGATAATCCATTTAATTTTCTTGGGCGTGAATAAATGCCCGACCCTAACATATCATCAAAAATTACTGCAATACGAGGTTTCTCTCCGTTCCATCTATGTTCAGGTCTTTGAAAATGATTATCATCACTAAAAAATTGTAATAATAAATCATCATCTAAATATTTTCCATCTTTTAAATCTTTCATTAGTTTATTATATCTTTTTAATTCATCTTTGTATCTCTCTAAATCTTCGGCTTCTGCTTTTACTATATTTTTTATTTTATCTATTACACTGGGGTCATCTACATCTTCAAAAGTATGCTCTATTTTTAGGCGGTCTAATAATTCTTTGTTACTGTTCATAGTAGGACTAACAGCAATGCAATAATCAAATTTCATCTGTTCTATTAAATTAACAATTGCGGTGGATTTGCCTGATGCTCTTTTACCTACAGCAACACATACTTGGTGCATCTTCGGCATAAATCTATCGGTTTCATATAAACCTGACTCACTTTTTGGCGGTACAATTTTTAAGTTAGGTATTTTTGTAGTCTTCATAACTAATATATAATAATATAATTAAATATAATTATTATTCCAGCCAAATTATGTCTTTTGGTAAATTCATTTTATAACAATAGTAAAAACAATCAAAATTACATGCATTCTTCCAACCTTCAACAGGTTTTCCATCAACTAATTTTAAGAAATGTATTCTTTTTCTTGGAATGATAATTTGTAATCCTTTATCTTTAAAATTCTCTCTAAAATAAGATGTACAGATTTTACTTGCAGGTATAATAATAATAAAAGGTTTATCAAGTTCTGCTAATTTATTTAGAACTTTTTTGCTATGACTAAATGGCGGATTTGATACTATAATATCCCATTCGTCAGGTGGGTCTGTAAAGAAATCTCTTTCTTCATGTATTACATCAAAACCTAATTCTGTTAAATATTTTCCACTTTCTCCATCTCCATAAAATGCTTCCCATATCTTTTTTTTTGGAATATAATCTTTAATATTTTCCCAAGCGTATTTTGGTGTCATATAATCGTCGTGCTTTGTAAATGTTTTTGTGTGGAAACCAGCCATATTAATATATATTTAAATTTTATTTTTTTTTAATAATGTCTTCTCATTATACTATTTTGATTAATAAAACCTCCTCCAAACATTCCTTCATATTGACTTTTTAATAATTTTTGTTCAGGTGTAAGCATAGGTCTTTGTTGTTGAATTGGCGGAGGTATAGGTTCTTGTACCGGTTCTTGTACTGGTTCTTGTACTTGTACTGGTTCTTTCTTTTTTCTCGTTATTCTTTTAACAAAAACAACATTATCATTTGGTTCAAATTCATCTGTATCGTCGCTACTTTGTTCAACCACAATTTTCGTTTTCTTTTTACCTTTTGGTTTTACTTTCTTTTCAACTACTTCTTTTACAACAGCAGGTTCGGGGTATGGGAGTTCCTCCCCTACAACCCCCTCATCATGTTCCTCCCCTACAACCTCATCATTGAGAGAAGGTGCGGAAACTGGTTTCTGCGTTTGATTATGTTTTTCTTTTATATTTTTTGCTTTTTGCTCTATTTTATTTGCATAGTTAAGTAGCCTCATTGCATTCGCTTTTTCTCTCGCTTTTGATAATCTTTCTAATGCTTCTGGTGTCATTTCTTTTCTTGGCGTACCATTTTTATTAAGCCTTGTTGGTTTGACTTTTTCGGTGGATAATGACTCTTCCAACTTTTTAGAAGAGGCTTCTTCTACATTTGTAGAAACAGGGGTTTCTAAATCTGTCATTTATTATAATTAAAGAAAAAAATTATTAAAATAAACATTAATTAAAAAAGGGGAGTGGAAGGTGGAGGGGGAGGGTTATATTTCACTTCCTATATATTTATATATTATATTTTACAATATTTTATTTTTTATTTTTATAGAATTCTATATAACCCTCCACACCCTCCACTCTATACACTATAATAATAATAATAATAATAATAATAATAATATATATAGTAAATAGGTAAGGAAGATGAAAAAAGTAAAAAAAAATAGAGTGGAGGGTAACCCCCACTGACCCCTTTTAACCCTCCACAGTATACACACATTAATAAATTAATAAAGTATAAAAATTTCCACTATTTTTTTTCTTATAACTAACTTTATCATCATAAGTTTTAAGGCGAGTACCAAATTTGGTAAGTGAAGGTTTAGAATTCATATTATTACCACACATTTCATAATATCTGATAAACTCCCTGTATAAATCCATAGCCTTCATATTACTTTTAAACACATGATCAATATCTGTATCATCTGCTTCTTGTTTCCAATAATTAATAAATTCTGCAACAACATCTACATTATGTTCTTTCATTATATCCATAATTTTATTATTCTGTCTATCTCTTGCTAGATCAAAGTTAGATAAATCACGATTTATTAATTCTTCATAAAACTTTCTCATAATAACATCATCATTGAGAGCAGAAGCAAGATTTTTAAAATATTCAACATTACCTTTCATTTTACTACTTGTATTAAAAACCATAAACCGTCTATCACCTTCTTCTAATTTTATACAATTAAGATTATTAGTAGTAATAATATAATTTAAATAATCAGTAATTTGAAAAGCATCAATATTTTTCTTTTCCATTTCCATATTTTTACCTGTAATAGATTCTTTAATGACTTCATTCAAATCATATGTTTCTTTACCACTTGCTTCATTTAGAACACATAGCAGTTTTCCTTGAGAATTAGTGAATCTACCAAATACTTTATCTGTTTTACATGTAATAATCATTTTATTAAGACCAATAATTTTTTTAAGGAAATCTTCAGCAATCATACTTTTACCAGTTCCAAATTGTTTATCATAAAGAACAACAGCAACTTCTGTTTTTTTATGTGGAAACTGAACAATATGAGCCAACCAATTCATAAACCATTCAATATCTTTCTCATCTTCTTTTAATAAAGTTTTTATATGTAAATGTAATAAAGAAGTGTCAGCACTTACATCTAATGGGATACTTTTAATAGGAAAATCATTCCATAAATTAAATGTATTTTTAGGACACATATTCATTGTAGGATAGTAATCCACATTATTATAAAATCTAATATCTTCATCACTTAACCATTTTACTATAAAAGGTTTTTGAACCATTATTATTTCTTTACCTGATTGTTTAGATACCCAATAATGCAAATGTTGATATGCAACACCAAAATCACTTCTTTTATATAAAACATAATCATTCTTTTTAGTTTCTACAAACATTGTAGGAGATAAAATTTTAGCAAAATATTTTTCAAAATATTTTTTTTTATAATCATAAGATTGTGCTAAATTAAATATTTTAATATTAAAGTCTTGTGAATCTAATACCGCTAAATCTTCAGTATCAACAGCATCTTTGAATGGTTTAATAATAAATTTAATATTTTCAAAATTAATAAAAACTTTATCGTTATGACTTAAAGAGAATTTAGTTTCATTAATAGTATTAACTAACTCATCAGCACCATCTTGTTTTAGTATTTGAAAACCATCATAGTTATATGATGTAATAGTAAAATTATATTTTTTAACAATTTCAAAACATTTCATAATAATTAATGTTTCGTATTCTTGTAGTATAATAGACAAGAGTTTTGAAGGTTTAATAATAAATTTTTTTGCATCAAATGATTTACCTTGTTTTTTCTTTGCTTTTTCAAATCTTCTATTTGATTCATAGGAAATAATATCCTTGAATCTTTTATCACTATTTATAATTAAAGTTGTATTAAATTGAATTTCATTAATAAAATCAGTAATAAATTTTGGTAAATCGCAATCAATATTAAATTCTTTTCTCCATAACTCTATAGAACCACCATAAAGTATTCTTGTTATAAGATTTTTAACAATATCTTTTTTATCATATTTGGTTTTACTATTTTTATTATATTCGTCAATTAAATTTTCATCAATATTAAATAAATCAATAACTTCATCTCTGTTCTCACAATAGTATTTTAAATTATCAATATCATAAAAATCATTTGTTCTACATATATCTAATAGTACATTGCAATGACAATTGACGATATCTACATCGTATTCAGTATCTTTAAACAAAGCACTTCTAATAGCGTTCCACATAATAGTAGAACTTCTAACTTTATGGTTTTTAACAAAAAATCTACCATAATTGTAATATTTAATATATTTAATCTCAATACCTGATTCTTTATATAAATCACAATAATTTCTAACTTCATCTCTTTGTGAAGTCCATATATCAGGGTGCGTCCATATATTCTCAATCAAATCCTTGTTAGGATATTCTTTTAATATAAAAGTGTTTGGCGACATTTATATATACATATATATTTTATTATTTTTTTAAATCAATTTTAAAAGAATAATATAATTATTTTTAACAGATATATTTTTTAAAAATAAATTTATTTGTTTTCAATATCGTATGAGTTAAGAATGGTTTTTAAATCAGTACCTCTATTATTACTAATTTCTTTTAATTTGTCTAAATTGTTTCTAAAGTGATTCACAATAATTTTAAAGTATTTGCCTTCTCCTATTTGTTTAAATGTTGCTTTTTGTAAATGATAAGCAATAGAAGATTTATTAGGAATAAAAACACCACAATCTAAATTATATTTTTGACAACCAATAACTCTTCTAACAGCAACAATAAAATTAGTGTCAGTAATATTATTAACCTTTTGCCCATACCCATGTTCTTTACCATCACCAACCTCAATATTAGCAGTTTTATAAACATTTCGTATAAATGTAACCTTTTTTTTGGTATTTTGAAGCCACATATAATTAGTGTTCATATCTACAGCATCTTTTTTTCTTGTAATAATTGTAAAATCTAAATCTTGATTTCTAACTTGTAAATTAATTAATAAATAATTAATTATATAATCAGTCCATTCGTTTTTATCAAATAAATAATTCATATATTCTACTATATCATCGTAAGAAGGTAAATTTTCTTTTAATTCAACATTTTTAATTTTAACATCTTCAACAAGTTTATCTTTATCTTGTTTGCGTTTTTTTTCTAATAGTGTAACACTTAAATTATTATTTTTTCTAATTAACAAAGCAATATTTAAAAGAGCCTGTGAGTTATTTTTATTATCAATTTCATTTAATAATTCCATAATTTTCTTCTCACTTGTATCCTGTATAGGTTTCCCTGTAAGTTTAAATAATTTATTATATTGAATTCTATATTGTTTTTTTGTAGCATCGCTTTTATCTTTAATGGTATCCATAAATGTTTCGTATTCAGACATTTTATATTATATATATAACATAATATTTTTTTAAATCAATTTAATTTTAAAATAATTAATTATTTTAAATTTCCTAAATTATAAATTAATGCATATAAAACACGAATAAGATTACTAAAATAGTTAACATTATCTTTATAATTTTTAGTTTTTAATCGTTTAAGTTGAGAGAAATGTAATTTAATTCTTTTAGTTATATTATTTATTCTCTCTAAAATAATTGTTCTATTTTCATTTTTTTTAACTAATTTAAAAATTGTAATTAATTCTTTAATTATTTTAATTCTTGTTTCGTTTGTAATTAATTCAGGAAATTCAGTATCATAATTTAATTTTATTTTTAATTCATTAGATTTATCTAACTCATCTTGCAGTTGATTAATAGTTGTATAAATTTTATTTTTAATCTCTCTTTTCATTTACAATTTATAAATATTTTAATCTTTAATATATATATTTATAAATATATAATGAAACTTGAAAAAGTTGTTAAGAGCGATGCTAAAGGTAAAAAATGGAGTGCCATCTTCTGTATGTGTGAAGGTAAGTCGTGTTGTAAAGATGCTGATAAAAAAAAAATACACTTTGGGGCAACTGGCTATCTTGATTATACAATAGGTGCTACAGACCAACAAAAAAAATCTTATTTAGCAAGACACGCAACAGGAAAAAATGCTAAACCTGATACAGCAAATGCATTATCTTACCATATACTTTGGAATACTAAATCTCGTGAAAATAACATAATGCTTTTTAAAAAAAAATATAATGTTTAAATATAGTAAATGAAAGGAAATCTTGTAAAATTTAATGACGATGGAACGAAATGTAAGAATGATATAAATTATTTAAGAAACCATCCTGAATGTGGAGTGCCTTTTATTGAAGACAAACCATTTACTCCAGTAAAACCTCCAAAACCCATAATACCACCTATTCCAGTAAAACCAGTAAATCCTTCACAAAAATTTAATCCATACAAGAGAGATTTTAATATAAATACTTTTGAACCGATAGAAGATAAACCTGAAATTTCACAAGCCCCTACTATAGGCAGTCCTGCAAAAATAGGTAAAGTAATAAGATTAGGTATAGAACAAGTATTACCTCAAGATTTTACAAATTTTCAAGAAACAGGAAGAAGACTGCGAATTGAAAATTTACAAAATGAAACAATACCAAGCATGGAGTTTTTAATTCCAAAAATAGGACATACAGCATATAGTAGAGCATCAACACGAGAAATTACAGCACCTGAACCTTTGGGTGAGATAGAATTAGAAGATTTTGGAGCAGGTACAGGTATTCAAAATCAAGAACCACGATCTATTTTACGCTCTACAAGAATTAGACCATTACCTGACCCTCGGGATACAGAATTTAATATAACAGATTTACCTCAAGATATAAAAGAGAATATTATTAGTAAAACTCAAGAAGAAAAACTAAATATTACTGATTTACCTGAAGAAATATTAGAGCGTATGATTAGTGAAACAGGACAAGTACCCAGTAAAATTGATGTAGAGAGGTTAAAAAATGATTTAATAGAATTAGAAAATTTAGTACAAGAGAACCAAGAAGAATATAATTTAAGTAGGAATTTAATGATACAAAATCTTAATGAAGGAAATGACGAATTAAATGAAGTGTTAATGAGATTTATGGTAAATCATAATTTGAATGAACGAAATGTTATTAAATTAAGAAATCAAATAAAACAATATCAAAGAGAAAGAACACAAAGAAGAGTATTAAGTCCAAGAAGACCAAACCTTCGTGCTATTCTTAAACCAAGAGGTATGACAGATAAAGAAGTAATGGATACACGAATACAACAATTAACAAGAAACTCCACAGATGAAGACGCAAAATTAATAGAAAGTCAAATAAAAGAACAAACAAGACGAATGACATTATCAAAAAGAAGAGTTCCAGTTCCTGATGTAGAAGGTACTGAATTAGTTGCTATTGAACCTGAAAAAGAAGAAATACTAATAACTCGTGAAGCAGAGCGTTTTGTAAGAGCAGGAAGACCACAAATTTCACAAAGAGAAGCAGAACAAATAGCAGACAAATTTCAAGAGAAAGGGATAAATCGTAGTAGAACATTACAAATATTAGAGGAATATGGTTTATATGATGCACAGTATGAATTTGAATTACAAGGAATAGCAGACCCTCAAGAGAGGGCGTCTTTAAGAAGAATGAAAGCACAGAGAATACTTGAAAGTGAAGCACAAGCACGAACAAGAGATACAAATTTATTACCTGAAAGTAGTTTTGAGATTGAAGCGAGAGAAGACGCACCACTAACAGGACGATCAAGAGGTGTAAAAGCATATGATAAAGTCGCTGGTAAATTACCTGAAGAATTACGAACTTTGGCTGGTAGTGTTAAGAAAAATGCACAAGAATTTAGTAAGAACATAACTACAAAAAGTTTAGAAGCAAGACAAACAATAAGTGCAAAAACTACTAGAGTATTCGGACAAAAATATAGTAAAATTATAAAAGAAAATGAAGTAGAATTATCTAATACAAGACCGCAAGAAATAAATGCACCTGAAGGAAATATAAATATACAAGTTCCAAGAACCGAAGATATAACAGGTATTCGTCCAAATGATTTAGAAGCGATTGAATTTAATGTTTTAGGTAGCGCATATGCAGAATCATTTAATGTTTCAAGACCAAAATTAACTTATGCACAAAGATTTAAAAGAGGTATGTTTTCAAGAGAAGCAGGGATAGGAGGGGTGGGAGCAATTGGCGGAATTGCAACGGGTTTCTTAACAGCAAAAGCAATGGCTGATGCAGGAATTGATAATACAGCATTAATTGGTGCAGGTTCAGGAGCAGTTGGAGGTATGACATCAAGAATTTTAACAATGGCTGGTACAAGAATGCTGACACGAACTTCTGTAGAAGTAGGAACAGAAACACTTGCACGAGTTGCATTAAGATCAGGAACTTCAGTTTTGCGAGGAGGTTTAGAAGGTGGTGTAATAGGTGTAGTTTTAATGCCTGTAGATATTGCCCTAAATAATGCTTTTGTAAATGGTGGTATGTCGCATTTAGGAGCAAATTTAACAAGTGGAGCATTAGTGGGGGCAACAGGTACTGCTTTAGGAGGAATTGCACTTGCCTCTTTAGGTGCAGGACCTGAAACTATGGGAGCAAGTTTAGTAGTGGGTGCAATAGCAATGGGTGTAACAAGTATCATAGGGGCAATAACTGGGGCAAACCAAGATGCAGAAGAAGAAAAACAAAGACAAGAAGTAGCAACATTAAAATCAACAGCGAAAGCAAGAAAACGATTATTACAAACTTTACCAAATTTTGATTATGATTATCGTAAAGCATACGAAGCATTTGCAGATAAAAGTTCTTTAGGTTTAACAGAAGACAATTGGGCATCTTTTAATACTTCTTCAGCAGATTTATTTACTGCAAGACCGAAATCAAAAACTACTCCTGATACAGGTGGAATTACTGGAGAACAATCAGACGATGATAAAAAAGTGAATAGATTAATAACTCAATATGTAAAACATACTTTAATTAATAAAGCGTGTGGTTCAGATAATGATTGTACTTCATTAAAACAACATGATAAAGGAGCATTAACAGATGAAGAAACAGAATTTTTAAATGATAAAACAGCCTCAACATGGAAGGAACAATCAGATATGCAAGTTGAAATGTCTTTTCAAGAATTAAACTATACAAGACATAGAATAGCTAATGCTCAATCGCAGATGCTTACTGCTTGGTCTAATAAACAACAAGTAGCAAATGATTTAGATCCTTATATTGTAGAAACAGCATATTTAGATAAATCATTTAGAGAGAAATATGAATTAGCGTTAAAATTAGATGCACAACAACAAGTAGTAGATGCTTATCAACAAGGACAAACTAAATTAGATAGACTGCCTAAAAATATAAGAGATATGGCGAATTTAGATCCGGATTTTGATGCTGAAATACATAGATATTATACAGCGATAGAACAAACATCAGAAGATTTAGATGTAACAATTCCTCAACTTATACAATTACAAGGATTAGAAGGAAAGGAACAAACAAATACATATAAACAAATGCAATTTGATAATTTAAAACAAAATGAAAATGTAGTAGATGAAGCAAAAGAAGTTGCGACTGAAGATGATGCAATTAGAAAAGCAGAATTTTATGATATAGACCAAGCATTTATGGAAACAGACCCAACAAGAATTAGCACATGGCATCCAACAGATAGTCAAATTTTACAAGCCCATAGTGCAGGAATGAATTTAAATGAATATGTTGCTTTTATGCATCAACTCGCATTAGGTAAAGATGGTGATTTTAGTAAATTACCACAATATAGCGATGATATTAAACTGATAAGTGGGTTAGAAGATTTTACACATTTCCAAGATGAATTACAATTAGCAGGTTACAGAAAAGATTTATATTTATATGACCCACAAACAAGAGATTTTACATTAAATCCAAATGTAACAAACTCTGCAATTCCATCAACACAAAATAAATTTATAAGTAGATATACACCTAAATATTTATCAAAAGCAAGAACAGAATATGCTGATATGATACATGGATTAAATGAAGAAAATCAAAATGCGATTAATAATTATAATACAAAATTAATGAGAGAACTATCAAGTTATGGAAAACATTATGATAGTATAGTTGCAGATATAAATAATGAAAGATTATATGAAGGTAGAACAGATTTATTATACTATCATGTACAAGATATTTATGATAATAATAAATTAGAATTTAATGCTTTATCAGATAAATTACAATCTTCTAATGAATTAAAATCTTCTAATGAATTAAAATCTTCTTCTAATAATAGAAGACAATTAATACCAAATAATCAACAACAAGTAAATATAAAAGAGAAATATGTACTTGATGATAATGAATACGATGCTGTTAAAAATGATTTAACAAGTAAAAATATAACTACTCCAACAGAAAGTCAAATGTATCAAGCAGTTCAAGAAGTAAAAACTTCTACTGCATCTGCTCCACCGATGGCGAGTTAGTTTGTTCTTTTAATAATCTTCTATTAATAACTCTTATCTTTTGTAGGTTATCAATATGTTCCTTATTTTTTATATAATATTCTTTACTATAATTAGATATTTTTTCTTTATTTTTTTCATAATATTCTTTTTTAACAGATTTAATATGTTCGTAGTTGTCTTTTACATATTGTTTATTATGCTCTTTTCTTTTAAAAGTATATTTTTTAATTTTTTCTTTATTATCTTGATAATATTCTTTATCCGTTCTTAAAGGAATATGTATATTTACACAATTATTATTATTTTTAATAAATTCTCTCTCAATTTTATGTAAATCAAATTTATTTTCACAAGGACATTCAAGTAACAGATCCATTCTAACATCATTATATTTTTGAAATAAAATTTTAGAACTACAATTATTTTTTTTACAAGTATGTTTTCTTTTTCTCTCTTTTAATGTTTGTGTAGTAGAACCAATATAAATTTCATCACCTTCAGGCGACCATAATTTATAAATTTTAGAATTGCTATAATTAGGCATCTATTTATAAAATTGAAATATTTTTTTTTTAAATAACTAACTTATTTTTTTTATTTTTTAATTTAATTTTTTTACATTGAAATAAATCGGGTTGTTTTAAACAAATATCTTCTATCAGTTGTTGTTGTGATACAGTGGGTTTTTTTATAATTTCTAAAGAACTAAATTCTTTGCTTGGAATAATAATATCAGGTTCATTAGATAAAGGAAGCATATCTTGACTTGGTAAAAAATTAGTAATATTATGAGAACCAAACCATGTATTTAAACTATCGGTTTGAGGGACAACACGAATTTTATTAGCATGACTATATAATGAATTAGCAAATGAAACAGTATCAAATGTATTAGTTCTATAAACAATACTTTTGGATGTGTTAGATTTTGGAATTGATGTTAAACTAAATATAGTTTCGCCAGCATTAAAAACAACGGCTTTTTCATCATTTGTTCTTCCAATATATTCTCCTATCGTGCCACCTAGACTATGGCCCGTGAGGTCTAAATTATCATATTTATTTTTTACAAAATTATAATGATTTTGTGCTTCTATAAATCTTGGATGAGGTGTATTAGTTCTATGTTGTCCAGCCAAAATTGAAGCATCAGCATTTAGATCACTTAAATTAGTTGGTCTTGTACCACGAAATGCTAAAATAGCACTTCCATCAGGTCTAACAAAAGTTGAAGCATTATCATTAGAGTATTCAGGATCAAATGTATAATTCTCCAAATAAGTATCTAATGCTTTCTGTATTTTTTCAGCATCGTTACGATTATCATAATAATCATATGATAGTTGTGATGCAACAGAGTATTCCATATCTTCTTTAGGCATACTATCTAATATTTCTTCTTCGTTACTCATTTAGTATATTATTATACAATATTATTATTTAATTCTATATTTTGTCTTTCAATTTGAATAACATCTCTATCACAAGAGAGACAACAAAATCTAATATTTTTACATCTAGATTTAAGACAATAACTAAAAACTACACCAAGAACTGCTGATAATGCACCAATAAGAGTTATTAAAAAACCATTATGTTTATCCAGCCATTCAGGGTCAGGACAAATTTCTTTTATACATTCTATAGGACAATCAATATTCATATATATTATAATATTATTATATTATATTATAATAAATGGGAGGTTTTTGTTCTAAATTTTTAAGAGGAGAAACAGATATAAATGATAATGGAGTTGCTGATAATAAAGAAGTAGTAGTTGTATTAGAAAAATATTTAAAAAAGAAAGATGAAAATAATAAAAAACCTGTAAGACATGTAAGACATAAAAGTATAGGGTAAAAAAAAATTACAATTTTTTTTTTATTTTAAAAAAAATTGAAATACAATTTACAAATTATATATTTTGTAAAATATGACAACATCATCAATCAATAATTTAATTGATTATGTTTTTAAAAAATTTCTTAATAGAGAAATAAAACTTGGGGAAAGCGACAATCCGATTGAAGGACATCAAACTGAAATGCATTTAAAAGGTATAAAAAAGGTTGATGATTTACCTTGTGGTGTGTGGATTGGAGTAAATTATAGAAAATATTATTTTAGAATTGAAAGTAGAGAATTGTATGATGTAGTAGATTTTGACAACTATGTTTATTTAGAGAAATTTGATCTTATTGATTATGAAGCAACTAAAATTCATCAGGAAGAATTTGAAAAAAAAGAAAATGGTAAAAAATCTTTTATGAAGATAATTAAAAAAGAAGATGTAGCAAAAAGTATTAATAAATTAATTGAAATTTTAAAAGATTTAAAATTTAATAATTACAAAGGTGAGTTTTTAATAGATGATGAACCTTATAATTTGTATGAATGTTTTAAATGTTCTAATACTGAATTAATAGAAGGCGATGAATGTGTTGTATGTTATGAACGATGCCTTCATAAAACAGTATGCAGACATAGTATTTGTTTTAGATGTATAGAAAAAATACCCAAGAAAAAAAGAGACGACAATGTAGTTAAACCTTGTCCTTTATGCAGAAAGGATATTACACCAAATCTAAATTATGCATATTCTGATACTGCTTATTTAGTTGAAGATGAAGATGATGACGAAGCCAATTAGGGAAAAATAATTAGTTATTTTATAATTAATTATTAAAAAAAAATTAGAGATTATTATGGTAATAAATTTGAATAAAAAAAAGAATAAAAATGAGAGCAAGATTATTACTTTTCCAGCCGACAGGATAAGAGCATAAAATATATTTATTTTTTTTATTTTTACTGCATTTATGTAGTGAAAATAAAAGAAACTGAATATTGAGATAATTATAATTATCTCAATATTCAGTTTCTTTTATTTTCACTACATAAATGCAGTAAAAATAAAAAAAATAAATATATTTTATGCTCTTATCCTGTCGGCTGGAAAAGTAATAATCTTGCTCTCATTTTTATTCTTTTTTTTATTCAAATTTATTACCATAATAATCTCTAATTTTTTTTTAATAATTAATTATAAAATAACTAATTATTTTTCCCTAATTGGCTTCGTCATCATCTTCATCTTCAACTAAATAAGCAGTATCAGAATATGCATAATTTAGATTTGGTGTAATATCCTTTCTGCATAAAGGACAAGGTTTAACTACATTGTCGTCTCTTTTTTTCTTGGGTATTTTTTCTATACATCTAAAACAAATACTATGTCTGCATACTGTTTTATGAAGGCATCGTTCATAACATACAACACATTCATCGCCTTCTATTAATTCAGTATTAGAACATTTAAAACATTCATACAAATTATAAGGTTCATCATCTATTAAAAACTCACCTTTGTAATTATTAAATTTTAAATCTTTTAAAATTTCAATTAATTTATTAATACTTTTTGCTACATCTTCTTTTTTAATTATCTTCATAAAAGATTTTTTACCATTTTCTTTTTTTTCAAATTCTTCCTGATGAATTTTAGTTGCTTCATAATCAATAAGATCAAATTTCTCTAAATAAACATAGTTGTCAAAATCTACTACATCATACAATTCTCTACTTTCAATTCTAAAATAATATTTTCTATAATTTACTCCAATCCACACACCACAAGGTAAATCATCAACCTTTTTTATACCTTTTAAATGCATTTCAGTTTGATGTCCTTCAATCGGATTGTCGCTTTCCCCAAGTTTTATTTCTCTATTAAGAAATTTTTTAAAAACATAATCAATTAAATTATTGATTGATGATGTTGTCATATTTTACAAAATATATAATTTGTAAATTGTATTTCAATTTTTTTTAAAATAAAAAAAAAATTGTAATTTTTTTTTACCCTATACTTTTATGTCTTACATGTCTTACAGGTTTTTTATTATTTTCATCTTTCTTTTTTAAATATTTTTCTAATACAACTACTACTTCTTTATTATCAGCAACTCCATTATCATTTATATCTGTTTCTCCTCTTAAAAATTTAGAACAAAAACCTCCCATTTATTATAATATAATATAATAATATTATAATATATATGAATATTGATTGTCCTATAGAATGTATAAAAGAAATTTGTCCTGACCCTGAATGGCTGGATAAACATAATGGTTTTTTAATAACTCTTATTGGTGCATTATCAGCAGTTCTTGGTGTAGTTTTTAGTTATTGTCTTAAATCTAGATGTAAAAATATTAGATTTTGTTGTCTCTCTTGTGATAGAGATGTTATTCAAATTGAAAGACAAAATATAGAATTAAATAATAATATTGTATAATAATATACTAAATGAGTAACGAAGAAGAAATATTAGATAGTATGCCTAAAGAAGATATGGAATACTCTGTTGCATCACAACTATCATATGATTATTATGATAATCGTAACGATGCTGAAAAAATACAGAAAGCATTAGATACTTATTTGGAGAATTATACATTTGATCCTGAATACTCTAATGATAATGCTTCAACTTTTGTTAGACCTGATGGAAGTGCTATTTTAGCATTTCGTGGTACAAGACCAACTAATTTAAGTGATCTAAATGCTGATGCTTCAATTTTGGCTGGACAACATAGAACTAATACACCTCATCCAAGATTTATAGAAGCACAAAATCATTATAATTTTGTAAAAAATAAATATGATAATTTAGACCTCACGGGCCATAGTCTAGGTGGCACGATAGGAGAATATATTGGAAGAACAAATGATGAAAAAGCCGTTGTTTTTAATGCTGGCGAAACTATATTTAGTTTAACATCAATTCCAAAATCTAACACATCCAAAAGTATTGTTTATAGAACTAATACATTTGATACTGTTTCATTTGCTAATTCATTATATAGTCATGCTAATAAAATTCGTGTTGTCCCTCAAACCGATAGTTTAAATACATGGTTTGGTTCTCATAATATTACTAATTTTTTACCAAGTCAAGATATGCTTCCTTTATCTAATGAACCTGATATTATTATTCCAAGCAAAGAATTTAGTTCTTTAGAAATTATAAAAAAACCCACTGTATCACAACAACAACTGATAGAAGATATTTGTTTAAAACAACCCGATTTATTTCAATGTAAAAAAATTAAATTAAAAAATAAAAAAAATAAGTTAGTTATTTAAAAAAAAAATATTTCAATTTTATAAATAGATGCCTAATTATAGCAATTCTAAAATTTATAAATTATGGTCGCCTGAAGGTGATGAAATTTATATTGGTTCTACTACACAAACATTAAAAGAGAGAAAAAGAAAACATACTTGTAAAAAAAATAATTGTAGTTCTAAAATTTTATTTCAAAAATATAATGATGTTAGAATGGATCTGTTACTTGAATGTCCTTGTGAAAATAAATTTGATTTACATAAAATTGAGAGAGAATTTATTAAAAATAATAATAATTGTGTAAATATACATATTCCTTTAAGAACGGATAAAGAATATTATCAAGATAATAAAGAAAAAATTAAAAAATATACTTTTAAAAGAAAAGAGCATAATAAACAATATGTAAAAGACAACTACGAACATATTAAATCTGTTAAAAAAGAATATTATGAAAAAAATAAAGAAAAAATATCTAATTATAGTAAAGAATATTATATAAAAAATAAGGAACATATTGATAACCTACAAAAGATAAGAGTTATTAATAGAAGATTATTAAAAGAACAAACTAACTCGCCATCGGTGGAGCAGATGCAGTAGAAGTTTTTACTTCTTGAACTGCTTGATACATTTGACTTTCTGTTGGAGTAGTTATATTTTTACTTGTTAAATCATTTTTAACAGCATCGTATTCATTATCATCAAGTACATATTTCTCTTTTATATTTACTTGTTGTTGATTATTTGGTATTAATTGTCTTCTATTATTAGAAGAAGATTTTAATTCATTAGAAGATTTTAATTCATTAGAAGATTGTAATTTATCTGATAAAGCATTAAATTCTAATTTATTATTATCATAAATATCTTGTACATGATAGTATAATAAATCTGTTCTACCTTCATATAATCTTTCATTATTTATATCTGCAACTATACTATCATAATGTTTTCCATAACTTGATAGTTCTCTCATTAATTTTGTATTATAATTATTAATCGCATTTTGATTTTCTTCATTTAATCCATGTATCATATCAGCATATTCTGTTCTTGCTTTTGATAAATATTTAGGTGTATATCTACTTATAAATTTATTTTGTGTTGATGGAATTGCAGAGTTTGTTACATTTGGATTTAATGTAAAATCTCTTGTTTGTGGGTCATATAAATATAAATCTTTTCTGTAACCTGCTAATTGTAATTCATCTTGGAAATGTGTAAAATCTTCTAACCCACTTATCAGTTTAATATCATCGCTATATTGTGGTAATTTACTAAAATCACCATCTTTACCTAATGCGAGTTGATGCATAAAAGCAACATATTCATTTAAATTCATTCCTGCACTATGGGCTTGTAAAATTTGACTATCTGTTGGATGCCATGTGCTAATTCTTGTTGGGTCTGTTTCCATAAATGCTTGGTCTATATCATAAAATTCTGCTTTTCTAATTGCATCATCTTCAGTCGCAACTTCTTTTGCTTCATCTACTACATTTTCATTTTGTTTTAAATTATCAAATTGCATTTGTTTATATGTATTTGTTTGTTCCTTTCCTTCTAATCCTTGTAATTGTATAAGTTGAGGAATTGTTACATCTAAATCTTCTGATGTTTGTTCTATCGCTGTATAATATCTATGTATTTCAGCATCAAAATCCGGATCTAAATTCGCCATATCTCTTATATTTTTAGGCAGTCTATCTAATTTAGTTTGTCCTTGTTGATAAGCATCTACTACTTGTTGTTGTGCATCTAATTTTAACGCTAATTCATATTTCTCTCTAAATGATTTATCTAAATATGCTGTTTCTACAATATAAGGATCTAAATCATTTGCTACTTGTTGTTTATTAGACCAAGCAGTAAGCATCTGCGATTGAGCATTAGCTATTCTATGTCTTGTATAGTTTAATTCTTGAAAAGACATTTCAACTTGCATATCTGATTGTTCCTTCCATGTTGAGGCTGTTTTATCATTTAAAAATTCTGTTTCTTCATCTGTTAATGCTCCTTTATCATGTTGTTTTAATGAAGTACAATCATTATCTGAACCACACGCTTTATTAATTAAAGTATGTTTTACATATTGAGTTATTAATCTATTCACTTTTTTATCATCGTCTGATTGTTCTCCAGTAATTCCACCTGTATCAGGAGTAGTTTTTGATTTCGGTCTTGCAGTAAATAAATCTGCTGAAGAAGTATTAAAAGATGCCCAATTGTCTTCTGTTAAACCTAAAGAACTTTTATCTGCAAATGCTTCGTATGCTTTACGATAATCATAATCAAAATTTGGTAAAGTTTGTAATAATCGTTTTCTTGCTTTCGCTGTTGATTTTAATGTTGCTACTTCTTGTCTTTGTTTTTCTTCTTCTGCATCTTGGTTTGCCCCAGTTATTGCCCCTATGATACTTGTTACACCCATTGCTATTGCACCCACTACTAAACTTGCTCCCATAGTTTCAGGTCCTGCACCTAAAGAGGCAAGTGCAATTCCTCCTAAAGCAGTACCTGTTGCCCCCACTAATGCTCCACTTGTTAAATTTGCTCCTAAATGCGACATACCACCATTTACAAAAGCATTATTTAGGGCAATATCTACAGGCATTAAAACTACACCTATTACACCACCTTCTAAACCTCCTCGCAAAACTGAAGTTCCTGATCTTAATGCAACTCGTGCAAGTGTTTCTGTTCCTACTTCTACAGAAGTTCGTGTCAGCATTCTTGTACCAGCCATTGTTAAAATTCTTGATGTCATACCTCCAACTGCTCCTGAACCTGCACCAATTAATGCTGTATTATCAATTCCTGCATCAGCCATTGCTTTTGCTGTTAAGAAACCCGTTGCAATTCCGCCAATTGCTCCCACCCCTCCTATCCCTGCTTCTCTTGAAAACATACCTCTTTTAAATCTTTGTGCATAAGTTAATTTTGGTCTTGAAACATTAAATGATTCTGCATATGCGCTACCTAAAACATTAAATTCAATCGCTTCTAAATCATTTGGACGAATACCTGTTATATCTTCGGTTCTTGGAACTTGTATATTTATATTTCCTTCAGGTGCATTTATTTCTTGCGGTCTTGTATTAGATAATTCTACTTCATTTTCTTTTATAATTTTACTATATTTTTGTCCGAATACTCTAGTAGTTTTTGCACTTATTGTTTGTCTTGCTTCTAAACTTTTTGTAGTTATGTTCTTACTAAATTCTTGTGCATTTTTCTTAACACTACCAGCCAAAGTTCGTAATTCTTCAGGTAATTTACCAGCGACTTTATCATATGCTTTTACACCTCTTGATCGTCCTGTTAGTGGTGCGTCTTCTCTCGCTTCAATCTCAAAACTACTTTCAGGTAATAAATTTGTATCTCTTGTTCGTGCTTGTGCTTCACTTTCAAGTATTCTCTGTGCTTTCATTCTTCTTAAAGACGCCCTCTCTTGAGGGTCTGCTATTCCTTGTAATTCAAATTCATACTGTGCATCATATAAACCATATTCCTCTAATATTTGTAATGTTCTACTACGATTTATCCCTTTCTCTTGAAATTTGTCTGCTATTTGTTCTGCTTCTCTTTGTGAAATTTGTGGTCTTCCTGCTCTTACAAAACGCTCTGCTTCACGAGTTATTAGTATTTCTTCTTTTTCAGGTTCAATAGCAACTAATTCAGTACCTTCTACATCAGGAACTGGAACTCTTCTTTTTGATAATGTCATTCGTCTTGTTTGTTCTTTTATTTGACTTTCTATTAATTTTGCGTCTTCATCTGTGGAGTTTCTTGTTAATTGTTGTATTCGTGTATCCATTACTTCTTTATCTGTCATACCTCTTGGTTTAAGAATAGCACGAAGGTTTGGTCTTCTTGGACTTAATACTCTTCTTTGTGTTCTTTCTCTTTGATATTGTTTTATTTGATTTCTTAATTTAATAACATTTCGTTCATTCAAATTATGATTTACCATAAATCTCATTAACACTTCATTTAATTCGTCATTTCCTTCATTAAGATTTTGTATCATTAAATTCCTACTTAAATTATATTCTTCTTGGTTCTCTTGTACTAAATTTTCTAATTCTATTAAATCATTTTTTAACCTCTCTACATCAATTTTACTGGGTACTTGTCCTGTTTCACTAATCATACGCTCTAATATTTCTTCAGGTAAATCAGTAATATTTAGTTTTTCTTCTTGAGTTTTACTAATAATATTCTCTTTTATATCTTGAGGTAAATCTGTTATATTAAATTCTGTATCCCGAGGGTCAGGTAATGGTCTAATTCTTGTAGAGCGTAAAATAGATCGTGGTTCTTGATTTTGAATACCTGTACCTGCTCCAAAATCTTCTAATTCTATCTCACCCAAAGGTTCAGGTGCTGTAATTTCTCGTGTTGATGCTCTACTATATGCTGTATGTCCTATTTTTGGAATTAAAAACTCCATGCTTGGTATTGTTTCATTTTGTAAATTTTCAATTCGCAGTCTTCTTCCTGTTTCTTGAAAATTTGTAAAATCTTGAGGTAATACTTGTTCTATACCTAATCTTATTACTTTACCTATTTTTGCAGGACTGCCTATAGTAGGGGCTTGTGAAATTTCAGGTTTATCTTCTATCGGTTCAAAAGTATTTATATTAAAATCTCTCTTGTATGGATTAAATTTTTGTGAAGGATTTACTGGTTTTACTGGAATAGGTGGTATTATGGGTTTTGGAGGTTTTACTGGAGTAAATGGTTTGTCTTCAATAAAAGGCACTCCACATTCAGGATGGTTTCTTAAATAATTTATATCATTCTTACATTTCGTTCCATCGTCATTAAATTTTACAAGATTTCCTTTCATTTACTATATTTAAACATTATATTTTTTTTTAAAAAGCATTATGTTATTTTCACGAGATTTAGTATTCCAAAGTATATGGTAAGATAATGCATTTGCTGTATCAGGTTTAGCATTTTTTCCTGTTGCGTGTCTTGCTAAATAAGATTTTTTTTGTTGGTCTGTAGCACCTATTGTATAATCAAGATAGCCAGTTGCCCCAAAGTGTATTTTTTTTTTATCAGCATCTTTACAACACGACTTACCTTCACACATACAGAAGATGGCACTCCATTTTTTACCTTTAGCATCGCTCTTAACAACTTTTTCAAGTTTCATTATATATTTATAAATATATATATTAAAGATTAAAATATTTATAAATTGTAAATGAAAAGAGAGATTAAAAATAAAATTTATACAACTATTAATCAACTGCAAGATGAGTTAGATAAATCTAATGAATTAAAAATAAAATTAAATTATGATACTGAATTTCCTGAATTAATTACAAACGAAACAAGAATTAAAATAATTAAAGAATTAATTACAATTTTTAAATTAGTTAAAAAAAATGAAAATAGAACAATTATTTTAGAGAGAATAAATAATATAACTAAAAGAATTAAATTACATTTCTCTCAACTTAAACGATTAAAAACTAAAAATTATAAAGATAATGTTAACTATTTTAGTAATCTTATTCGTGTTTTATATGCATTAATTTATAATTTAGGAAATTTAAAATAATTAATTATTTTAAAATTAAATTGATTTAAAAAAATATTATGTTATATATATAATATAAAATGTCTGAATACGAAACATTTATGGATACCATTAAAGATAAAAGCGATGCTACAAAAAAACAATATAGAATTCAATATAATAAATTATTTAAACTTACAGGGAAACCTATACAGGATACAAGTGAGAAGAAAATTATGGAATTATTAAATGAAATTGATAATAAAAATAACTCACAGGCTCTTTTAAATATTGCTTTGTTAATTAGAAAAAATAATAATTTAAGTGTTACACTATTAGAAAAAAAACGCAAACAAGATAAAGATAAACTTGTTGAAGATGTTAAAATTAAAAATGTTGAATTAAAAGAAAATTTACCTTCTTACGATGATATAGTAGAATATATGAATTATTTATTTGATAAAAACGAATGGACTGATTATATAATTAATTATTTATTAATTAATTTACAAGTTAGAAATCAAGATTTAGATTTTACAATTATTACAAGAAAAAAAGATGCTGTAGATATGAACACTAATTATATGTGGCTTCAAAATACCAAAAAAAAGGTTACATTTATACGAAATGTTTATAAAACTGCTAATATTGAGGTTGGTGATGGTAAAGAACATGGGTATGGGCAAAAGGTTAATAATATTACTGACACTAATTTTATTGTTGCTGTTAGAAGAGTTATTGGTTGTCAAAAATATAATTTAGATTGTGGTGTTTTTATTCCTAATAAATCTTCTATTGCTTATCATTTACAAAAAGCAACATTTAAACAAATAGGAGAAGGCAAATACTTTAAAATTATTGTGAATCACTTTAGAAACAATTTAGACAAATTAAAAGAAATTAGTAATAATAGAGGTACTGATTTAAAAACCATTCTTAACTCATACGATATTGAAAACAAATAAATTTATTTTTAAAAAATATATCTGTTAAAAATAATTATATTATTCTTTTAAAATTGATTTAAAAAAATAATAAAATATATATGTATATATAAATGTCGCCAAACACTTTTATATTAAAAGAATATCCTAACAAGGATTTGATTGAGAATATATGGACGCACCCTGATATATGGACTTCACAAAGAGATGAAGTTAGAAATTATTGTGATTTATATAAAGAATCAGGTATTGAGATTAAATATATTAAATATTACAATTATGGTAGATTTTTTGTTAAAAACCATAAAGTTAGAAGTTCTACTATTATGTGGAACGCTATTAGAAGTGCTTTGTTTAAAGATACTGAATACGATGTAGATATCGTCAATTGTCATTGCAATGTACTATTAGATATATGTAGAACAAATGATTTTTATGATATTGATAATTTAAAATACTATTGTGAGAACAGAGATGAAGTTATTGATTTATTTAATATTGATGAAAATTTAATTGACGAATATAATAAAAATAGTAAAACCAAATATGATAAAAAAGATATTGTTAAAAATCTTATAACAAGAATACTTTATGGTGGTTCTATAGAGTTATGGAGAAAAGAATTTAATATTGATTGCGATTTACCAAAATTTATTACTGATTTTATTAATGAAATTCAATTTAATACAACTTTAATTATAAATAGTGATAAAAGATTCAAGGATATTATTTCCTATGAATCAAATAGAAGATTTGAAAAAGCAAAGAAAAAACAAGGTAAATCATTTGATGCAAAAAAATTTATTATTAAACCTTCAAAACTCTTGTCTATTATACTACAAGAATACGAAACATTAATTATTATGAAATGTTTTGAAATTGTTAAAAAATATAATTTTACTATTACATCATATAACTATGATGGTTTTCAAATACTAAAACAAGATGGTGCTGATGAGTTAGTTAATACTATTAATGAAACTAAATTCTCTTTAAGTCATAACGATAAAGTTTTTATTAATTTTGAAAATATTAAATTTATTATTAAACCATTCAAAGATGCTGTTGATACTGAAGATTTAGCGGTATTAGATTCACAAGACTTTAATATTAAAATATTTAATTTAGCACAATCTTATGATTATAAAAAAAAATATTTTGAAAAATATTTTGCTAAAATTTTATCTCCTACAATGTTTGTAGAAACTAAAAAGAATGATTATGTTTTATATAAAAGAAGTGATTTTGGTGTTGCATATCAACATTTGCATTATTGGGTATCTAAACAATCAGGTAAAGAAATAATAATGGTTCAAAAACCTTTTATAGTAAAATGGTTAAGTGATGAAGATATTAGATTTTATAATAATGTGGATTACTATCCTACAATGAATATGTGTCCTAAAAATACATTTAATTTATGGAATGATTTTCCTATTAAAAGTATCCCATTAGATGTAAGTGCTGACACTTCTTTATTACATTTACATATAAAAACTTTATTAAAAGAAGATGAGAAAGATATTGAATGGTTTATGAATTGGTTGGCTCATATTGTTCAGTTTCCACATAAAAAAACAGAAGTTGCTGTTGTTCTTTATGATAAACAATTTGGAACTGGTAAAAGTATGATTGCTGAAGATTTCCTTAAAAAAATTATTGGTCTTAATAAAATGATTATTACATGTAAAACAGATAAAGTATTTGGTAGATTCACTAATTCTCAAGGAAAACTGCTATGTGTTCTAAATGAAGCAAGTGGTAAAGAAACATATGATTTGAATGAAGTCATTAAAGAATCTATTACAGGTAAAAATATGGAAATGGAAAAGAAAAATATTGATGCTTTTCAAATTACTGATTATTTAAATTATATTATTACTACTAATAATCTTAATTGTATAAAATTAGAAGAAGGTGATAGACGGTTTATGGTTTTTAATACAAGTAGTAAAATGAAAGGTAATGTTGAATATTTTAAAAATCTTGCTTCTGCTCTCAATGATGATGTTATTATGAGAAAGTTTTATGAAGAATTAATAAATCGTGATTTATCTAACTTTGATCTAGCAAGAGATAGACAGAATAATAAAATTATGGATATAATGAAAGAACATAATGTAGATGTTGTTGCAGAATTTATTAATTATTGGAAACAAGAAGCAGATGATACAGATATTGATCATGTGTTTAAAAGTAATATGAAGGCTATGGATTTATACAGGGAGTTTATCAGATATTATGAAATGTGTGGTAATAATATGAATTCTAAACCTTCACTTACCAAATTTGGTACTCGCCTTAAAACTTATGATGATAAAGTTAGTTATAAGAAAAAAAATAGTGGAAATTTTTATACTTTATTAATTTATTAATGTGTGTATACTGTGGAGGGTTAAAAGGGGTCAGTGGGGGTTACCCTCCACTCTATTTTTTTTTACTTTTTTCATCTTCCTTACCTATTTACTATATATATTATTATTATTATTATTATTATTATTATTATAGTGTATAGAGTGGAGGGTGTGGAGGGTTATATAGAATTCTATAAAAATAAAAAATAAAATATTGTAAAATATAATATATAAATATATAGGAAGTGAAATATAACCCTCCCCCTCCACCTTCCACTCCCCTTTTTTAATTAATGTTTATTTTAATAATTTTTTTCTTTAATTATAATAAATGACAGATTTAGAAACCCCTGTTTCTACAAATGTAGAAGAAGCCTCTTCTAAAAAGTTGGAAGAGTCATTATCCACCGAAAAAGTCAAACCAACAAGGCTTAATAAAAATGGTACGCCAAGAAAAGAAATGACACCAGAAGCATTAGAAAGATTATCAAAAGCGAGAGAAAAAGCGAATGCAATGAGGCTACTTAACTATGCAAATAAAATAGAGCAAAAAGCAAAAAATATAAAAGAAAAACATAATCAAACGCAGAAACCAGTTTCCGCACCTTCTCTCAATGATGAGGTTGTAGGGGAGGAACATGATGAGGGGGTTGTAGGGGAGGAACTCCCATACCCCGAACCTGCTGTTGTAAAAGAAGTAGTTGAAAAGAAAGTAAAACCAAAAGGTAAAAAGAAAACGAAAATTGTGGTTGAACAAAGTAGCGACGATACAGATGAATTTGAACCAAATGATAATGTTGTTTTTGTTAAAAGAATAACGAGAAAAAAGAAAGAACCAGTACAAGTACAAGAACCAGTACAAGAACCGGTACAAGAACCTATACCTCCGCCAATTCAACAACAAAGACCTATGCTTACACCTGAACAAAAATTATTAAAAAGTCAATATGAAGGAATGTTTGGAGGAGGTTTTATTAATCAAAATAGTATAATGAGAAGACATTATTAAAAAAAAATAAAATTTAAATATATATTAATATGGCTGGTTTCCACACAAAAACATTTACAAAGCACGACGATTATATGACACCAAAATACGCTTGGGAAAATATTAAAGATTATATTCCAAAAAAAAAGATATGGGAAGCATTTTATGGAGATGGAGAAAGTGGAAAATATTTAACAGAATTAGGTTTTGATGTAATACATGAAGAAAGAGATTTCTTTACAGACCCACCTGACGAATGGGATATTATAGTATCAAATCCGCCATTTAGTCATAGCAAAAAAGTTCTAAATAAATTAGCAGAACTTGATAAACCTTTTATTATTATTATACCTGCAAGTAAAATCTGTACATCTTATTTTAGAGAGAATTTTAAAGATAAAGGATTACAAATTATCATTCCAAGAAAAAGAATACATTTCTTAAAATTAGTTGATGGAAAACCTGTTGAAGGTTGGAAGAATGCATGTAATTTTGATTGTTTTTACTATTGTTATAAAATGAATTTACCAAAAGACATAATTTGGCTGGAATAATAATTATATTTAATTATATTATTATATATTAGTTATGAAGACTACAAAAATACCTAACTTAAAAATTGTACCGCCAAAAAGTGAGTCAGGTTTATATGAAACCGATAGATTTATGCCGAAGATGCACCAAGTATGTGTTGCTGTAGGTAAAAGAGCATCAGGCAAATCCACCGCAATTGTTAATTTAATAGAACAGATGAAATTTGATTATTGCATTGCTGTTAGTCCTACTATGAACAGTAACAAAGAATTATTAGACCGCCTAAAAATAGAGCATACTTTTGAAGATGTAGATGACCCCAGTGTAATAGATAAAATAAAAAATATAGTAAAAGCAGAAGCCGAAGATTTAGAGAGATACAAAGATGAATTAAAAAGATATAATAAACTAATGAAAGATTTAAAAGATGGAAAATATTTAGATGATGATTTATTATTACAATTTTTTAGTGATGATAATCATTTTCAAAGACCTGAACATAGATGGAACGGAGAGAAACCTCGTATTGCAGTAATTTTTGATGATATGTTAGGGTCGGGCATTTATTCACGCCCAAGAAAATTAAATGGATTATCAACTTATTCAAGACATGTAGGGCAACTAAAAGAAGGGGGGGCAATAGGTGTATCTCTCTTTTTTATGATACAATCTTTCAAATGTCAAACAGGTGGTTTAAATAAAGTAATAAGAAATCAATGTACCAGTATGCTTTTATTTAAAACAAAAGATAAACAGGAGATGAAAGATGTTGCAGAAAGTGTAAGCGGAGAGATAGATGAAGAATTATTTAATAAAGTATATGATACGGCAATAGGAGATGGAACTGACTATCCATTTTTATTTATTGATTTACATAAAAAAAAAGAACACCCTTCCATGTTCCGAAGAAAATTAGATGAATTTATTCTAACAGAAGATTTAAAAAAATAGAAGAAAAAATATAATATATAATAATAATAATATATATATGGCTTTAGTTGGAGTTTTATCAGACATAGCAATTAAAGAAAGGTATCCCGAGATGTTTCCTCTTGATATCGGAGTACAAGAATTAATGCACCCT